AAGTAGTATATTATCGTTCTATTGATCCAACACCAAGGCAGGAAGGCAGAGCAAGCAGTCCATCTGTAATGGAGCAGGCAGTGATGGACACAAACAGACAGCGTAAAGGACGTAGAAGACTTGCGAGACAAGAACAAGCACGAGCAGCACAAGAACAAGCATCTCTACAAAGACAAGCAGCCGAGTTTACACATAATTTTGAAATTAATGAGATGATTGGACGTATAAATGAATATTTTGGAAGAATAGACGTTGACCAGAATGACCCTCGTATAAGATTTGTAATTGGACAAATAGTAAATGCTCATGGTTTAACATTACACTCACTAAGTCTCATGAGAAGAAGTAGAATATTATTAAGTGCTATTGGCGATATCGCAGCAAGAACTGGTAGAAATGCATTAAGTGCGAGTGATGTGGTTTATAGGGCAGGAGAAGCAGTATTAGATGCACTACTGGCAGCTGGAAGATTAGCATCACATGGTGCATCAGCGGTAGCATCTAGGTTACCTAGTTTGCAGACCGCTTTTCAATATTTTCCTAGTAGATTTTCATCATCACAACCAAGAGCACTAGGACAGCGTGCAAGATCACCTGATAGTTTTCTACAAGTACAAGGTCCTCCTGACTTAGGATTTAACCAAGTTCGTTTTCATGCGCCTGCTTTTGGACGCCAGTCTCTTCCTTTTCAATCACAAGCACCTCCACCTCCGCCTCCACCTCCACCTGCATCTACATCTGCTCCTGCTGTCGAAGAAGAAGACGAGTGTTCTATATGTATGAATCCACTTAGACATAATGTAGTATTAACTAGATGCAACCATGCGTTTCATGGTGCTTGCGTTACCCCGTGGTTAAATTCTCGTGGTACATGTCCTATGTGTCGGAATACAAATCCAACACCTCTTGTTCCCGCTCCTGCCAAACGACAACGCCAAGGCGGTGGTGGTTCAAGAAAGTCCAAGTCCAGGTCCAGGTCCAACCCCAAGACAAGACGCTTAAGAAAGTCCCGCAACAAGTCCCGCAGCAAGCCCCGCAAATCCCGCAAATCCCGAAAACCAAGGTCTTCATCACGTAGAAAGTAAAATAGAATAAATAAAATAAAAGAATAAAGTATAGAATAAAAATGAGCGAATATCCATATTATCCATCTTCTATATGCACAAATTGTTGGTATGGTGGGTATTTAGAGCCTACGCTTGCCCCTGTCGGTTGTAGAAGATGTGGCAGTTCAGGAGTCAGCGGGGGTGAACCACTTCTTAACGGAGTAACTAATACGCAAATATCCTTTGTATCGAGTATACCCGACCAAAAGAAAATCCAAAATGTAGTTCGCGTGGATAGTTCAGAGTATCTAATGAATAAAGCCGCTTTAAATGTATATACGCAACCGACTGCGGCATACTATAACGTAAACTGGAATCAGCAAAGTGACCGCGCAGTTCCGGGTGTTGTACATCGCAATGTGCCGCGACGCGGTGACGGAAGTTCGACGCGCAGCTCGATTACGGCTTTGCGTCCCGGGTCTTCATCGGCTGGATCGTCAAGCATGCAAATAAGTAAGGGCGTGGATATGAAACATGGTTCCTATGATAGATATTTAGCAAAACTGAAAGGGCGTAAAGTATTGCAGACGCAATCCTATGTATCTACCAATGCGAATGTTCCCGCACAAGGAAACAAGACGAGAACATTTGGTATTGCATATTCAGAGAACTGCCAATATCCTAACCTGGTTGGTTGTTTATAATATTTTTCTAAGTAAAAATATCTATATATCTATATATACCTCTATAACCTATAATCTATAACCTATAACCTGTAATAATGTCATACTCGGTAAATTTGTCAAAGATGGTGTTTGATAATACAAACTTTAGAGTAAGAAGTGTAAGAGCTGTGCCTGTTATGACAGCACCAGCACCACCAGCACCACCAGCACCAGCACTAAGGCGTAACGTAAACCCAGCATTTCATCTCAGCAAGTTTATATCGAATGCCACAAACACAGGACCTTGTAGGGCGTGTGGGCATTGATATTAAGCAACAACTGCAACAACTATATAATAAATAGAAATTATTATATAAAAAAATATAACTATATTTTTATATAATGAATGGTTTTGATTTGAATATACAAAATTATACGATAAAAGAGTTAAAGGGATTATTATCGTTAGACGATATCTATGATACGCATGATGTTAACTCAAAAAAAGAAAACATTTGTAAAAAAGTTAGCAATGATGATACAATGACGATTGATATGAAAATAAAAATGAATAATTTTATAGAAGTTGTTTCAAAAATTTTATTGAATATTATTACTGAATCGTCGTCGAGTAATGCTCTTATAAAAACAGATAGTAACTCTAAAACCGGCGAAAAAGATAAAGATAAAAACAAAAGTTTTTATGATTTAAAAAATAAAATGCAAAAATGGTCTGATGATGTTGTAATAGAAGATCCTTATTCTGCTAAAAGTAAAACTAGCAATGAAGATAACCCGGGTTCTGATATTAATACATATGGAACTACTCGAGGTATATTGAATCCTTTATTAAAAAATACAATATTGCGGGGCGTAAATATAGACTCAAGATATAGAGATGACTACTATGACACGACAAGCACAAATATATCAATAACATTACCATTTCGATTAGAGAATGTTATTAGTTATCGGTTGGTTTCAGTATCTTTACCAGTTACATATTATAATATATCTCAAAAATATGGTAATAATGTTGTAAGAATTGAGACATATGTTGATCTTCCAACTGAATATTTACTTGTAAATACATTTGATCTTATTTTACAAGATGGTATATATAATACATTACAAAATGTAACTACATATAGTGCATCAATTGAAAATGAAATTAATAATATTTTAAATTCAAATACAAATAGTCCGAATGTTAAACTACCTACTAGTGGTTATGATAATCCCAAGTTAGTATATTCTATAAATCGCGTTAATGGTAAAAGTGTGTTTGCGCAAGATACATCTGCGACAACTCCTTTTTTTTTCAAAATAGTGACAAACGTAGGATTAAATGTAACTACTGGAGTTGTAAATGTAGACTATGATATAAATAAAGGTATTATTACAAGACTGGGGTGGATTCTTGGGTTTAGAGTTGCAGAAATTGCTAGCTCAAATTGGAATGGTCAAGAAGGAACTATACCACCTCCAAGTGCTCTTTATGAATTTGGTTCAATTGTTTCGTCTAGTATATGTTTTACGAAGTATCCTATTTATGGATTTTTAGCAGTAGATGACTTTAATAACAATGTATTAGACTATTATCACTCTGTATTTGCAGACTCTGTATCTATTCCAAATATTATTTCAAGAATTGATTTAACACGTCTTATAGAATCGTCTGGCGCATTTCAAGCGTCGCAAGGTCAGTCATCTTCTACATCAATTAACACAGAAAGACGTTTTTTTGGCCCCGTCAATATTAAAAAATTGAAAATAACTTTATATGATGACTTGGGGTATGTATTAGACTTAAATGGAATGGACTGGGCGATAGAGTTTGCATTTGAGTGTGTTTATAATATGTAATATGCGAAAATACCATATTCTAAGTTACCATATTCTAAGTTATATAATAATTTAACATATATAATATATTAAATTATTATATAAACTACTACTTTATTATTGATGTCAAGAAGAACATACCCTGTTCCAAATAAAAATTTATCAAGTAGTGATTATATACAAAATAAACGCGCAAAACAGCTTTTTTCAGGGACATCAAATTTAGCAAAAACAATAGAACAGCAAAATGGTAACTTTCCTCTATTAACACCACAAGGTAAACTAAAGCCATACCAAGGAACATATGGTTTATCTGGTAGGTCGGTAGGAGTTAATAAAAGTTATTGCTTGAATACGAGTCATAGTTATAGAGATTTATTGGCTATAACAAAGGGGAAATATTTAATAACGCCTCCAAATATATCAAACGCGAATCAAATAGAGTTAAAAGATGTATCAGATGCAAAAAAATTATATAATGGAGTATACTATAATTATAGTTATGAGAATAACAATTTAGTAGCTTATATGTATCCAGGATATCCTGATCCATTGGCGAGTTATGTTGCAAATAAAATACAATATGCCCCTTCAACTGATGCAAATGAAAGAATAATAGTTGATCCGTCGTATACGATTACATATTCGTCGCAATCGTGTATATTACAATCTTCTTTTAGTAAAAATATTAGAATTAATAATGATGCCGAATCAAAATACTCGTTCAATAGAACTATAAATTTAGATTTACTTGCGGGATTTCAATATCCTATTAAGTTTGAACTTGCTTACGATACAGGTGATTGTATTGATTCAAACAATGATATACAAACGAAATATGCATATCCCGAGCCTCCTTTCTACCCTGAATCTAGAGTATTCGCTGTTGCTGGTGGAGTAGGGACCAATAAATCTATTTTAGCATGGACCGAGGATGGTGCAATTTGGAATCCATCTACTAATGGAAATGATATTTTTAAATCACAGGTAAGTGGTATAAAATATAATACAAACGCTATATGGTTAGCAGTTGGTGGAAATTCGACCGACCCAAGTGGAAATGTTATAGCATATTCCATTGATGGTATGAGTTGGACTAAATCATTTTCATCAAATCCCGCTAAAAATGCAAATAATCTTCTTATAAGTGGAAGAGGCGTTGAATGGGTCAGTTCTATTAGTAAATGGATAGTTGTTGGACAGCCGAAAACTGGTGGAGTATTTATATCTAACCCAAGTATTATTTTATCTTCTTCTCCAAGTAGTGTTAATGACTGGAATATAGCATCCTCGACAGATCCAACTTTAAATAATCCATTTGGCGTAAATGGTATTGGAATTGCACTGGCAACAAATAATGCTGCCGACCAAGTAAATAGAATTATACTAGCAGTAGGAACTGGTGCAAAGCTAGATGCGTCGCCAATTAACATAGTAAAATCTTCTGATGGTGTAAGTTGGACTTTTGTTAGTTTTCCGTATTATAGTAATAGTAATCCTCCTTATAGTGTTATTTATGGAGCATCAACAACATCAACGCCGAAATGGTTAGTTGGTGGGGCATCAGGAGGTTCCCCCCCCGGATCCCCGATATATTATTCTACGGATACTATTAACTGGAGTCCAGGAATGCCAATAATTGGTTCAGATGGTTACAATTCTGGCATATGTTATAATATGGCATATGCGCCAGGTGACGACCCAAATCTATGGGTATCATCAGCAAATTATGTTGCCGTTGGAACAAATCTATTTGGGTTATCAAACATAGTTTATTCTTATGATGGAATACATTGGAGTCCTAGTAATTCAGGATCTTATTTTCAACCTAGAAGTATTTCATCGATAAATTTAATTTATATTATACTTTGGTATGTTGTTGGCAATGCAGATGGTAATGATGTAGCAGGATTTTCTATAGATGGTATTAATTGGGATATTTCTCCAAACGCCAATGGTATATTTGTAAATGGTGCATCGAGTATAAGTACTATAAACTTATTAGATTTAAGTTTTTATGAATAATAGTAAATAATTCTTAGTGAATAATTCTTAGTAAATAATTATTAGTGAATAATTATAATATATAGTATAATTTTATTGTTATACTATATAACTAAAAACTTGAACATAAAATCACGCTATGGTTGGTTCAGGTGTTATTCTGGTAGCCTTGCACAAAAATAAGGTATATTATTTATTTGGAAAAGAGGGTTCAATGGAGCGCGATAAAAAATGCCATTGGGGTGATTTCGGGGGTGGTGCAAAAACAGGTGAAGACTTATTAGACACGACAACGCGAGAAGGTGCGGAAGAATTAAACGGGTTTTTCGGTTCAAAGCATGATTTTGAAAAGTATATATTAAAAAATAAGGTGGATGAGATAGCATATGATAAACGTTATACATATTTAGTGCGTGCAGACTATGACGAGAAGTTGCCGTATTATTTTAATAATAATTACAAATTCATTTGCGAATATTTGAAGGGGCATGTGCAACATCCGACAAATGGTTTATTTGAGAAAAGTGAGATACGCTGGTTTACTATTGACGAGTTGAAACGCGAGAGAAATATATTTCGCGACTATTTTCGCAACATAATAGATATCGTTATTTATAATCACCCCAAAACGCTTTCGAAACTTAAGCGAGGTGCCAGTGTATCGAAAAAGATACACGGGGTAGCATCAACACGTTCAAGGTTTTCGACATCGGATTTAATGAAGTGTGCACGTATTCGCAAACATTCGTCGTCGCGTCGTAGGACACATCGAAGACGCAGGTAGGTAGGTAGTATATGCAAAAACTATTATATAATAATATAGTATAACATGATGACTTCAATGTCGGTATCAAAACCTGATCATAGATGCCCCAACGACGATCCGTATTTTACGCGAACGTTGTATCGTATTGGTTTATTGAAAAAGGGAATGAAATCAAGAGAACTAGTGGAGCGTCGCAAACAAGTTTACTATTCGGTGTGTATTATATTTCGCACCTCGCTGATATCAATAGTATACTACTTGAGAAATGCACTGGTGGTGCAATTTTTAGTATTGCTTGGCGCAATAGTAGGTATTGTAAATTTAGGAAAACGCATGGATGGTAATCAGTGGTGGTCCAAGAAATTCCAATTTATAATGTCGATAGTTGTTGCTGGTCTTGTAATTCTTACTTTTTTTAAGAAGGTGAAAGCGTGGACGATTCCCGCGGCGATGTTGTTCAGCTTGGTGGGCGGGATTCTTCAATCCTTTGTTGTAGGGTTTTGCTGAGTTGTGAGACGAGAGAAACGAGAGAAACGAGAGAAACGCTAAAATTGAAGAGATAAATCGAATCATATGAATATGGTAACAAACAAATTCATATTATTTATTTGCATCAGATTTACGCAGCGAAATACATCAAAAACAACATGGTCGCAATCCCAAGAAAAAGAGAATTATTCATTTCACGGATTGAAATATTGACAACACGATTTTCAAATTATGGTGTGAAAGAGAACCAGCTTTGGCGTGACGATAACGGACTAGACTCGTCGTGTGTATATGGCACACCGGTCATGATAACCCATCGTGTCATGGATGACGCATACGCATTCGTCATCGAGATGAACAATGATAAGAACAAAATCGAAGGAGTTGGACTTATCAAGAATAAATTATGTGAACAACGATATCGAAGAATACATTCTGAGCCGAATTTAAATCGGTATTCATATCAAGGTGAGTATAGGGTAGACGTTTCGCAAATTGGGGATAATACAGAAGATCAGTATTATAAAAAGTTGATTCGTGCATTGGAGGTGTTGTTGTTTAAAGGGAAACGACACTCGAAGCGAAGTATAGGAATTTCGCGAATACCGAATTGGATAAAATATAATCGGTTTGACTATGATTTTGGAAAAGCGTTATTTGAAATGTTTGAAAAGTATGCTAATTTAAATATAGAAATAGAAATATAGAATCCAAAATAAATATAGATATAATTATTAAATAGTATATTATTATATTAGTTATGGGAGATAATAGCACACCTGATAAAAAAATAATACAAAAGTTAAAGGATGTTGATAAATATTCAGTTGATGAGTTAACAGAGTTGCTTGGACTTTCACTAGAGCCTAATTTTTATACGATAGATGACATTCAAGATAATTTTAATATATTAAAATCAAAGTATCCAAAACTTGCCCGAATTGGTGGATTTTTAGAAAAAGCTGAAAAGCGACTTATAGATGAAATTGATATGAATCCAAATCCGGAGCTACCGACGAACAAAGAACCACCGGAGATGGACGAGTGGTATACACATCAGTATTTAAAACAGGATAATTTTTTACAAAATGCGCGTATAACGGATAGAGAACATAAAGTAAAATTTTTTGATGATAAAAACGGGAGTCATGAAACCATGAAACGTGAACAACTCGGTATTTTAAACTCGCATCCTCTTCCAATCGCACAAGATACGTTGAACCCTACGCTAAAAAATGTTACACAGCGTATTTTAGTGATTGACAGCCAGTATCGTCAAAATATAACTGCATTATCATCATCAACCGATTTTACACTTGATTTATCAGATATATTAACAAATACGCTGACGCTTAAGTTATATTCATTTCAGATTCCTTATTCTTGGTATACTATTGACTCGACGCTAGGCACATCGTGTTTTTGGATAGTTCATAGTGGAACAACCTATCCCATATTTATTCAAGATGGTAACTATAATATGCAAAGTTTGATAAACGCTATTCAATTTCAATTGGATACTACATTAAATAATGTTGCTTCTCCATTCATGGGGAACCATTTTAATATTTCATATAGTCCGACAAGTGGCAAGTCTTGTTTTTTCTTCGCAACACAATTTCCGCCAATAAGCGTTGAAGTTCTTTTTTATGATAGCGAGTTTTATAGTAGTTGCGGTGTAAAATGTGGATCTTCAATGAAATTAAACAATAATTTAGGATGGGTGCTTGGATTTCGCCCGTTAGATGATAAAACTATACCTGTGCATTTCTCAATTATCGTGGATTCTACAAATAACTATAACATTCCTATAACTTCTGCGCCTTATAATTTAACTAATGCATTTTTTTCCGAAGGGCCGATAGATGCATATGGGACAAAGTATTTGACATTGGTGATAGACGACTTTAATCAGAATCATTTGAATAGTAGTTTAGTAAATATAACTGATATTGACACGACGCTAAGTTTGCCAGACTATTTTAATACAGACATACCAAATGTTTGTGCTCCTGACCCAGAACTAAACAATACGATTTCCCCATTTTATGTGCAGAGTACGCCAAGGACGTTAACACAAGCGCAGCTATATTCAATAAATCAAATATTAGAAAATAGAAAAACAACATATAAGACACGTATCACAGGGCCAACTACGACAAACGTTTTGGGAATTATACCAATAAAAAAACAAGGACTAACTTCTGGAGATATGATGGTCGATTTAGGTAGTAGTTTGGCGTATAATACGCGATCATACTTTGGTCCTGTAAATATAACACGTATGCGTGTAGCGTTGCAAGATGATATGGGAAGAGTAGTAAATTTACATGGGGGAAATTGGTCTGTGTCAATATTAGTAGAGTCATTGTATCAGTATTAGACATTACTAATATTATTTTCATAATATTCTTAAAACTATTTTGTAATATTTTAGAATATATCAATACTGAATTATGAATTATCATTTACGTGTTTCTCTCGTTTCTCTCCTTTCTCTTGTTTATCATCTTCGTCTAGAAGCATAATAGCCATGGCGGCATAGTTGTGTAAGTCGATTAAAGTATCACGTATTCTCTCATCATCTACAAATGTAATGCTATTTTTAGTAATCGATAGTGAACGTTGAATTTTATCTTCAATTCTCATGAGAACACCGATAGTGCCAAACTTTGCAAAAGCGTCCCCATAGTCTGCATTCTTTTTTTTAAATAATTCTAGTGCTGATTTTTGCACGTGTATCATTTGAGATACACGTTTATTATTTATTGTGTCTTCCATATTATGTATAATATATATTGTATATTTTAAATAATATATTCCAGGTATAATATAAGTAACATTGAAATATAATGAATAATTTTTTACGATACCTTTTATCGTTTATTATAGGATTAATTGGGGGAACAACATTTATTTATATAGGTGTTGGAACTACGATAATGATTCCTTTAATAATGATTTTAGGTCTTATAGAAGATTTTAAAAAAATTATTGGAACAATTATTATACCAGTTATATCACCGGTAACTATATTTCCCTTATACGAATTTTATAAACGTAATCTTTTAGATATAAAGGTTGGATTATTTTTAGGAATGGGGTATTTTATAGGTAGTTATGTTTCATCAAAATACTTTTTGGATGTTTTTAATAAAGAAACACTTTGTTTAATATATGGAATATTTTCGATTATTGCCGGTTGTATATTCATAAAAAAATCAAAAATAATAAATTTGTAGTGATTACTATATGACATAATATATATATATATATATATTATACACGATATAATGGATTTTGTATTATATAATAAAAAACGTCTAGCTAGACCATCTCCCGCACAAATATTAATTATAAAGCAACGTGAGAAATATTTACAAATGCAATTATTATCAAAAAATAAAACAGATCAAACTAATAAACATGATGATAGTAAAAATGAAATAGTAGTAGAACATGAAAAAGATGTAATAGTTTACGAACTAGGAGTAGAAGCAGAATTAGAATCTCTAGAAATACCCGAGCCAAAATTAGAAGAACCAGTGATTCAAGAACTATCCGAGCCGTATGATGAACAAGAAGATGAAGATGAAGAAACGAGAGAAACGAGAGAAACGAGAGAAATGAGTGAAATAAAAGAAAAATAGAAACCCCCCAAAAGGGTAAAATTTGCAGAAGATAAAAGTAAATAAATAAAAATTATATATTGTAAAGTGTGAACCACAATATATAATTCAAAATAGAATACATAGATATTACTTATTTTCAGGTTTAACCTGAATTACATTTTTAGTCAATGTTTTATTTATTTTAGGTTGCTGAGGTTGATCAGGTATTTGAACAATGGGTTGCGCGATATGTTGCGCAACGGAATGCGGAGGGGTTTGCAGTAATATATTCATAGGAGAAACACTATTGTTTTCTGGTGCAGATAAATTTGTCTTGTCGCATGTTCGTTTATGAACAGAAAGAGCTAGAGGATTTTTTCCAATAAAATTACATTTTTCACAAATAAATTTTCCAGAAGTGATGTAACCAAATCTGGATGATAACATTTTTTCAAGACAAGGAAGTTGAAGATCTTCAATATTTTTAATCATTTTTTGAGAAAATTCTTTTACCATTTTCAGTTGAGTTAATTTTTGTTCAACAAATAGTTGATATTCTCTATTTATTTCTTCAAGAGTATCTTTACTTATAGGATAATCATCGGTTAAAGTGATTTCATCTAACTTAGTTTTAAAAGAATCAATAATATCGATAGCTATTTTAATAATTTCTGGGTCATAATTTACATTATGGATATATAGTAAAACATTTCTATTATGAATATTAATCTCAAAATTGTCTTTATTAACTATCCCTCCCTCTTGAGAAAGAAATAGTCCAGAACAATTTTGTATATCTATATCGTGAATAAATTTTTTAACCTGGTCTGATGTCACTTGACGAGACTCATAACATTTATTCTCAACTAGAATACGCTGTTTATCTTTTCGATGAATCATAATATCTCCCGATTCTTTTTGAGAACCTACGTATTCAACCTCCGCGGATGGAAACAAACCCCTCAAAATATTCAAAACAATATTCTCAGATATTTTCCCCTTTGAACTAGAATTTTCCATCCTTTTGAGAAAATCTTTTACTTCAGATTGAAGCGCAGTTTGTGATGAAGATATAGAGGAGAATTGTGAAAATGTAGCGTCTTTGTTTGAGTCAACCATTTTTCTTGTCGTGTCAATAACGTTAGAAAACTTTGAGTCAATCGTTTTAATAAAGTCATCCAGAGATGATTGTGACAATGGTTCGCCATCACTTTTTGATGTTTTATTTATTTCATCCGTAATAGAAGAGCAGAATGATTTAATATTATCATTAATCTGTCTAGAAAGGTTATCATTATTCTTTGGAACAAGTTCTGTTAATAACAATTGTGTCTTATCTAATATGCTGCCATTCGATTCTTTAATCAGGGGAGCGATCTTATCCGCAATATTCGACGACAAAATCATTTTCAAGTCATCAATATATTCTTTCTTAAACTCTGTAAGCTTTAAAAATAGTAGCTTACCATATTCGCTCTGTTGATTTGTAAGTTGTGATTGAATATTTGCAAGACTATTCAAAATTTGGGATGTAATGTTACTATTATTTACAGGATTAGTTGTCTGCATAATAGATGCAATAATATCCGTAAACATAATATTCATTTTTTCAAAATCTATTTCAGGGTGTTCATGATAAAAAGCCCAAACCTTCGCACTGGTACACGTAAGAGATGTATTCACAGATGATGCCATTTGTGTTATGTATTTATTTATCAAAATATCTTTAAGCTGTTTCGTAGTTTAATATTCTACTAGAATGTCAATCTACAAAATCATTTTATACTTTTCTAGTTTACGTTTCTATTAGAAAGTTAATCTAG